AAGGAATCGCTGTAGGTGAAACTTTTGATTTAGCGGGTGCTCCCGCAGATCTTGCTGATGCTTTCTTTTCTATACGAAAGTCCTTGTTTCCTGGATCAGATTTAGGTCAAGCAAAAGCCGCAGAAGACGTAATGAAGGGCATTGGTTCGGAAGCCTTAATAAAAAAAGCAGGGATAGATATTCCAGAAATGGGTTTCAATCTTGAGAGTGCCGGTAGAGTTATGGCTCCTGGGCTACTATTAACAAAAGGTGCGGCAGGTATAAAACTTTTATCTAAGCTCTTGGACGGTGGACCACCATCCAGTGGTTTTGCTATGGCAGGAATTGATGGTGGTTCAATAGCACCCGTTCCACGAACCACTGCTGAAATATTAATGTCGGAGAATGCTAATTTACCAGCTATTATAAAACCAAAGTATGACCCTGGAAAAAAGTATCTACCAAAAGAAGAAGTGGATTACCAAGCATCGTTGGCTGTTGGTGCAGATGAATCACAACAAAAAGAAATTTTCTCGCCACTGGTTTTAGAGATAAATCAAATAATGGGTAAGAAACCAAAGAGAGCCGATGAGATACTTGATGCACTAAAAGCAAGAGATAAAAAAGCGAGGATAGGATTTGACGGGGGCGATTTAGTTGAGTCTGGTCTTAGAGATTATTTGGAACAGTTTCCAGATAAAATGCTTAACAAAGAAGATTTGTTAAAAGTTCACAGACAATTTAAACAAAACGTAAAAACAGATGTAATTCTACAGTCTTCACCTAATGCTGCTGGGACATCTTTTTTTGAAGGAACACAAAGAATACGACAAGCTAGAAAAAATCAAAAAGATTTTGGAATAATTATTTTTTCCGATCCTAATGAGAAAAAGATGGCAGATAAAGTTTCTCCCGACTTTATGATTAAAGATGAAAAAGAAATGAAGGGCACAAGAAGTCACGACTATTATGATAATAAGAGCCCTGGGTATTTTGGACATGTTAGATTCAGTGTTCAAACACGAGAAGACGGTAAGAAGTTTTTAATGCTTGAAGAAATACAATCTGATTTAATTAGAAGAAAAGAAGATTTAAGAAAAGGTCAAACAACACTGCAAGAATACGGAGCGAATCCAGCTAATCCTAAACCCGTTACTAGGAAAGACACAGACTTTAATATTCTGACTATGGATGAAAAGATGAGACTTGAGAAGCTTAGTGATATAGATAAGCAACAAGACTTTTCTATAGCTGACTTTTTTGATATGAGATTAGAGCAACAGAAGAAAGTAGATGTAGCAGGTGATGAATTAAATTTAGCTATGAATGAAAAAAATTCAACTAAAAATTCATTAGACGCAGTAACAGAAGGCATAGTTTATTTAGAGAAAAAAGCTAATGAGGAATCATCATCTTTGCGAGAGTTTAAAGACTTAATACCTGATCTTGAAATTTTATTTGGAAATGCAGAGATGGGACAACCCGCTAGTTGGGATAGTTGGTCTACGAAATTAAAAAGAGGTGTGAGCAATTACGAACTCCTTAGAAACAAATTTAACATTGGAGCGTCTTCAGACCAACGACAAGCCTTTGCAGAGCGAGTTAGGGATCGTACAAGAACAAGTCCGAACACCACAGAAGAAAGAATGGACTTAAACATAGGAGAATTGGCTGAACCTTTAAATAAGTTTAGCAAAAAGAACTATTTAGCATTTGATGCTATGACAGACATGAGTGATTTTAAGTTAGTTGAAAATTTAGATGATGGTACTTTTAATTTGTTTGAAAAATTTGAAGTGCTAAAAGACGCTGCAGAAGATTTTAATTCTTTGGAAGGCACGAGTAAAGTTTATAAGCAGATGGCGACTATATTAAAAAATGAAACTTTAAATAAAAAAGCACTAGATTATATGGATCGGCAATTTCCAATTGATTTAATGAATGAACCTAAGTTTCAAAAAGTTATAGATCAACTCGATTTTGATGATATTAAAAAAAGAGTTGAGGCTGATTTATTTGAAACATCAGGTGAGACTTTGTTGGCTGATTTATTGGAAACAAACAATGTTCCTATAGACAAAATAGCAAGTAAACTTGTGGACGAAGTAACACAAGAGATAGGTTTTATTCCACAAAATAATCAGAAAACTTTCCGATCACAGAAACAGTTTGAAAAAGCATACGCAGAAATGTCTCCAGAAGCTTTTGCAAATTTAAAAAGAGAACAAGCCATAAAAGATATTTCAAGTAATGCACCGGAGTACTACTATGGTGTTGAAGCGGATGCTTTCAAAGGAGCACAAGAAGGAATTGCTTCTAAATTAGAAGAAGCTTTAAATAAAGCAGAGAAAACGGCTTCAACTAAAATGAAAATTTTTGAGGATACTCAAGTTAAATTAAATGAAGATTTTAGTCCAGAAAAAGCAGAACAAGAAATAAAAGCTTTAGCTAATTTATCCACCGACCCTAAACTAAAAGAGACTGCTGAAAGATTTTCAGATCACATACAAGGAATAAACCCTTACTCACACAACGCTCCTTTCAGAGATATGAATCAATTTTCTAAATTTGCTTTTAGATCAGCAGTAGCTGAAGCAAAGAAGCTAGGATTAGATGGTGTTGTAATGCCTAACAAAGCTGATTTCGATATTGCCAGAGGAGGTCAAGAAGTAGGATCAGGTACTTATACTAACAATCCTAAAAAAGTTATGGACGAATTAGCAAAAGAAGGCGTAAGTATTAGTACTCAAGATTTTATTTCTAAAACCGGTACAGAAGGCATTGCTACTGCAAAGATAGGTAGCGAACCTATGACTTTTATAGATCTAGGTGTTGGCACTAAAGGAGAAGAAGTTGCCAAAAGATCAAGAACATTGTATAAGACAGGTGGACAAGTAGACCTTAGAAAGGCTGGATAATGGCGATTGAACCGAGACAAATAGCAGGAATGGTAGAGGGATCGATGGGAGCGGGGGGTCAAATGATGCCCGAAGAAGACAGTCTTCAAATTGAATTACCAGAGATTGTTGAAGAATTACCAGAAGGTATAGAACTAGCGGATGAAGAGGCAGTAGAAGTTGAAACCGAAGAATATAGACATGATGCCAATCTCGCAGAGGTTCTTGACGATGACATTCTTGGAGAATTATCATCTGATCTTCAAGCTAAAGTTCGTGAAGACTTGGAATCTAGAGAAGATTGGGAAGAGGCTATATCTAAAGGATTAGGTCTACTTGGAATTAATTACGAAGATCGAAGTGAGCCTTTCTTAGGTGCAAGTGGTGTAACACATCCTTTACTATCCGAAGCCGTCACACAGTTTCAAGCACAATCATATAAAGAGATGTTGCCAAGTGGAGGACCTGTAAAAACACAAGTATTGGGAACTCCAACACAAGAGACTGAAGCACAGGCTCAACGTGTAGAAGATTTTATGAATTATCAAATTACAGAAATCATGGAGGAGTATGATCCCGACACTGATCAAATGTTATTTTATTTACCACTAACAGGATCTACATTTAAAAAAGTTTACTTTGATGAATCCAAACAGAGAGCTGTTTCTAAATTTGTACCAGCAGAAGATATGGTTGTTCCATATTCAGCTTCTGATTTAAGAACAGCAGAGAGGGTGACACATATAGTAAGAATGTCCAATAATGATATTCGCAAGTTACAAATAGCAGGAGTTTATAGAGATGTTGAATTATCTGAAACAAATGATAGCGAAGACGAAGGAGCTATCCAAGAGCGTGCTGATGAGCTGTTGGGACTACGCCCAAACTATTCTGATGACACTTATACCTTACTTGAATGCCATGTTGACTTGGACTTGGAAGGTTTTGAAGACACGAATATGGAGGGGGATACTACGGGTATTATGTTGCCTTATATTGTCACCATTGATCAAGGTTCTGGAAAAGTGCTATCAATTTCTAGAAACTTTAGAGAAGAAGACCCATTAAAAAGAAAAAGACAATATTTTGCTCACTTCAAGTTTTTACCAGGATTTGGTTTCTATGGTCTTGGTTTACTTCATACAATCGGAGGACTCTCTCGTGCGGCAACTTCTATTTTAAGGCAGTTAATTGATGCAGGTACTTTATCGAATCTTCCAGCGGGTTTCAAAGCGAGGGGTGTTCGTATTCGTAATGACGATGAGCCTCTTAATCCTGGCGAGTTCAGGGATATCGATGTCCCAGGCGGAGATCTCAAGAATTCCATTATCCCACTGCCATACAAAGAGCCTTCAGCTACGTTAGCACAGCTTTTAGGTGTTGTTGTTGACTCTGGAAGACGTTTTGCACAGGTTGCAGACGCAAAAGTAGCCGATATGAACTCAAATGCACCTGTTGGAACGACTGTTGCGTTGATTGAACAGGGTTCAAAGATCATATCATCCATACATAAGCGTCTACATTACGCTCAAAAGCAAGAATTTCGTATGTTAGCCGAGATTTTTAGTGAAAATCCGGTTCCATACCCTTATTTTGTTGGAAATGTACCACCAGAGACTATGCAAGCCGACTTTGATGGTCGTGTGGACATACTTCCAGTGTCAGACCCGAACATTTTCTCTATGGCACAGCGATTATCACTGGCTCAGACACAATTACAACTGGCTCAAGCAGCTCCAGACATACATAACACTTATGAAGCGTACAGAAGAATGTATGATGCACTAGATATCAAAAATATTGAGGCAATTTTACCACCAAAACCTCAACCTCAACCAATTGATCCGGCAACCGAGAACGGAAACGCTATGAAAGGCATGCCTTTACAAGCGTTTCCACAACAAGATCATGAAGCTCATGTTAGAGCACATATTTCGATGTTATCTAGTCAATCCTCACAAGCAAATCCACAAGGATATATTATGTTACAAGCACATGTACAAGAACATGTGGGCATGATGGCTCGAGATCAAGTAAATGCGTTTTTTCAAAAAACTATGGAAGCGGCACAACAAGCAGGGCAACAAGTACCTCAAATGGATCCTGATGCCGTTGAAGCAGCCATCGCTCAACAAACTGGCGAGATATTAAATGAAATAATGCCAGCTTTAGCTCCACCAACACCAGAAGATCCTTTGGTTGAGATTAGAAAGAAAGAGCTAGAGAATGACACTGCCGAATTACAACGCAAAACTATGAATGATCAAATGGACTTTCAAGTTGATCAAGCTAAATTACAACAAGCTTATCAATTGGCTCAAGAAAGAAGAAATCTACAGGAAAACATTGCTGATGATAGGAACGATGTAAATATATATCGCATAAACACTGCGGCATCTTTGAAAGGTAAGTAACCTATGATATAATCTGGATATGGATCCAGTAACTATATCATTAGCCGTAGGTGTGGCGAGCAAAGCTTTTTCTGCAATCAAGCAAGGTTTTGCTGTTGGTCGTGACTTAGAACAAATGTCTGGTGACTTAACTAGGTGGATGGGAGCCTCATCGGATATAGATAACGCTGAAAAACAAGCAAAGAATCCTG